TTTATATTTTTTTTTTTTTTCTTTATCCTCTCCATCATCATTTTCAAACATATAATCTTGTAAATCTTTAATGGACATCTTATTTATTATTTTACTATCTATCATTCTTTGTTTAGCTTGTTCTCTAAGTTGATTTTCTAAAATTTTAATAATGTTATTACCATTTTCATCTATAAAAGAGTGATACATTAGGTTTCCTCCGTTATTCGGTTAATTTGTACAGCGCCGTAATGTGTGCCGACTTCAACATCTACAGGCTTATTATCTCCCCAAAAGTTCTGGATAGCGTAGCCTATCATATCATCAGGCATAGTTTGGGACACTAAACCATTATCAAAATATACCCTAAATCTAGGGTTACCGTTTACACTGCTTTTCATACGTTCAAGCTTGTCAATTTTCAAGCCTTTTACTGTTTCAAGGTTTTTCATTGGGTTGCCTCGGTTAAGTTGATACAAGAAAGCCCATCGTGGGGACTGGGCTTTTATCTGCCAACTTATCCAACAAACCTATCAATTTTCGCTGGGCTGCATAACCGTCATACCGCCTTTTTCATTGGGCCTGATCCAGACCGTATCCGCTACCGTATGCTCAAGTTCCAGCAGATCATTTTCTGGGCTTAATTTCTTGGCCTGCGCTTGCATTATGCAATCCATCAGTAGGGGTACGCAGCACTGGTCAAACGTGCGGTTAGGGTCGCTCTCGCAAGCCTTAGCCACATTTTCACTGATTAGGAGCCAAGGCCACCGATCAGGATAGGGATGGTGTAAATATCCATCCTCGATAGCTTGCTCAGTCGTATATTCCGAGATAACCGGCCCAAACAGTTCTTCCATTTCAGATTGATTCATTTCAATTGTCCTCGTTAGGATAGGTTATCCATGTTGATCGTTGTGGGTTGCACTCTGACTTGATAGCCCAACAGTACGACTAGGCGCAAGGTGTCGCGGGTTAAGGTCGTGGTTCCTGCAATATCGGCGAAATGTCTGGCCTTCTGGCAATGCGGGTAGACCTTATCGGTCCCGTACACATTTTTCACTGTTACTCTGATTTCGTTCACGATTTGAATCCTCGTTAGGGGTTGCATTAGACCGCCTCGCGGCGGTTTCGGCCATTTAGGCCATCATCAGTAATGCTTTAGGTTACCAGATCAGTCTGCGAGATATGGAAAAGGCAGGCAGTGGCGCGTCTCTTCTTACCAGTTTTTTCGCCGCCCTTTTCCTCGTCGACCATTGTGTAAACTTTTACGCTTTTTTCACCTTTTCGGACCTGGCGCTTTTCTTTGCCAGTCGCTGAATCAGAAACAAGCAGCCAATCGTTATACTTGAACACGTCAACGCGGGGCGTGGCGATAATCCCGCGCTGCAAGAATGCCTCGATTACAAGCGCGTCATTCTTAGATGATCCGGAAATAACTCGATTGTACGATTGTGTAGCTTGCTCCACTTTCTGTGCTGTTGTAGCTTTCATGGTTAAACCCTCAGGGTTAGAGTGTATTGAGTAAACCTTGGGATGGCTTACTCAATAGACTGCCTTGAGGCTTCTTCGGGGTCACCGTCCCGCCTTCTACTGCTTACGCGGGGGGCTATCTACAGCCGTTTTGGCACTTGAACTTAGCTAGTCCGTTTTTCCTCTCTGCCCGTTCTGGCTTGGCTTCTAGGCTTCCCCCTTAAAGAGTTGCCTATGGCCTGCAGCGGCTTGGCCTTCGCTACCTAAGTCATTACCTTCAGACTTGCGACCCTCTGACTCCTACTACTGCTCGGAGTGGTACCCATTATTGCTATCTAGCTCCGGCTGTCAAGCGTTTTTGTGAAAATAATTGAATTAATTTCAAAAAGCCAGGATTCCCAACGATAATCCGCCCATAAAACATAACCTAACCGCGTGTATTCTTACCCTGATCCACTAAGACAGATACCAGCCAAGTGGTATCGGTAGACTTCCTCGAGACTGCCTCAAGACTGCCTCAGAACTACATCTCCTTGGCACACACACTTGCCTGCCTAAAGCAAAGCAAAGAGATAAACCTACAGCCCACGAGGCAGCCTATAAGCCTTATCACGGGGGATAGGCGTAGAGGAAGCCCATAAGAAGCAGCACGGGGGGTAGCCTATAGACTGCCTCACCTATAGGGGAGCAATGCGGCAGCCTCAGAGCCTGCCCCGCGCGAGAGCCTTCCTTTAGTATGCGCGTGCGAGGCCTTTTAGGGGGGCCACCCCCTTTTAATTTTTACGTAAACGTAGATATTGTATCCGTGCAGCGGTGAGGAAACCTAGAGAATATAATCAAATGATGATAGACCATGAAATACCTCCGAAACGCCGCACCGTGGGCCTTAAAAGCCTACCTGGTCTGGTCAGTATGCATAGCCATAGGGACTATTCTATGGTTTGTGTTGGGTTAGTACAGTGGCTTTAGAGTCAAGAGGAGGTTATCTCCAGCCATACAGGCCAGGATTCTGGGCAGTGGACTATGATCCAAGTGCTGCCCTGTGGAACAGGCAGGGGTATATTGACCCCAGAACTGGAAAGGTTTGGGAGTCTCTTGAGGAAGCCTTGAAATATGCGAATATAGAGGCTTCTATCCCCGATATAAGGTCTTCTGACATATGGAGGGGTCCACCCGTAGAGGGTAGCGTCAGAACGCCCACAGGGAGGATTGAGAGCGTCATCCCCGTTGATTACCCGCCGTCAGAGGTTACGGTGTCTGGGATACCTGGGGTTTCAAGTGGTGTCCCCGTACAGAGGGATGACATATCTAATTGGCGTGTAAACCAGGAGTATGAACTAAGGAAGGCTATAGAGAGGGAGGAAATCGAACCTCAATTCCAAAGCATTGATACCTCGATGCTGAGTCGCCTGATTCCTTCTGCACAAGCCAGTGATCTGGCTCCTTTGCCTCCCCCTCCTACAAGTGAGGAATTGTGGAAAGATCGCATTGATAGAGGCGTTGCTTTACAGGAGTTGCTAAAACTTGAGGAAGCCCCTTCTGGCCTAACTCCTCTAAGACAACCTCAGATCGGCCCAACACAACTGGAACAACCCCAGATTGAACCCTCTCTTCTGGAACCTCCTTCTATACCTGTTAGCTTGGAAGTTACAGAAGGAGACGATGGCTGGTCTATTTACTCTAGGGGAGAAAAGGTATCGGGGCCATTTTATTCCGAAGTTGAGGCCAAGGATATTTCTGCTGCTCTGGATGATATGCTTGGGGATGCCTCTATTTTTGAATACAAAAAATTTGGAAAGTTGCTAAAGTACCAGGAGCCAAAGAAGACGCCATTTCTAAGGGAAGGGGGTCTTTTGGACTCGAAAGAAAAAGAACTAAACGAAAAGGATGAGACTGGTTTATTAGGTGTTATAATGTCTGAGGCCAAGGCGGATGATACTGTAAGAACCCCCAGTTTTTCCTCTGAAGTACACGACCTATACGCTGCGCTATCCGATGCTGAACATAGAAGTTCTGATCATAGAAAGAATAGGTGGGTATATGCTGATGTACCCGGAGCAGATGAGAACAAGGCTTGGGGCCCAGTTCAGATGAAGCCTGATATACTGGAAGAGGCTAAGAGAGTTGGTTCTTTAAGTAGTGGTATTCCACTCACGGCAGAAGAAGAGTCCTATGTGGATAGTTTTTTAGAGGGTCATAGATACGTGGGGAAAAGGGATAAGGAACTATATATTTCCATAGCTAAGAAATTACTACACTATTACAGCAATAAATACAAAGACCCCTTGAGGATTGCTAATGTGTGGCGATGGGGGGAAAGAGGTTCTGCACCACGAACCAAGTATTTTGGTAAGGATGCAGATGGTAAGAGGATGTACGGATTGGAAAAGGATATATCCAACCCTAAAAGTTTGGGCAGCGACCCTGATTACTGGAAAGAATTCAAAAGAATGATGGGATTATAAGAGGATAAGATTATGCCAATAGGACCAATGGGAGAACCCCTACCATATAATGTACCCGCAGGACCACCTATGGGTGGCCCCATGCCGGGAGCAATGCCCGTAGGACCACCTGTAGGGAACCCAATGGGTGCAGAGATGGGTGGGGGTCCACCAGAGCAACATGAGGTAGCCCAGCTACTCGCTCTACGCGACCAGATTGACCAGAGACTCATAGAACTCATGGGAGGAGGGGTTACCCAATCAGGCATTGGAACACCCGCAGGAATGCCAGCAGGACCACCGCCCAATGGAGGGATGCCACCCGCAGGACTCCTAGGGGCAGGCCCATACTGATGAGAACTGAGAAGCAAGAGGCTTTTATCGAAGCCTATTGTTTAACGGGAAACGCCGCTAAAGCAGCGGAGATGGCAGGCTATTCTGAGAAAGCCTCCAAACAGAAAGGATACTCCCTTAAAAAACAATTCTCCGAAGAGATAGCTGAAAAGACTAGGGAGATGATGGCAGATGGTATACCCGGAGTCCTGTCTAAACTCCACGAATTGATAAATGAGGCTACCTCTGAAGCCGTTAAGCTGGGAGCAATCAAAGACTTCTTGGACAGAGCAGGGTTAAAACCTGTCGATAAAGTGGAGCAGAAAGTCTCCCACGTCGAGAGTGCATCCCTTGATGAACTGAGGCGAGAACTTGAGGCTTTGACCGGCTCCTCTGAACCGGACGCTTTACCAGAGAGGTTAAACTAATGAATGATCCTAGAATAAAACGCGGATGGGGAACCTCCATGACTCCAGCAGGGACTGGCAATTACCGTGGAGGCACAGCAAGTACCACTCGTGCAGGTGGGTACAGGACGAGAAAAAACAAAGTAGAACCAAAGCCTGTAAGAAAAATATCAAGTGTGGGAGCGGGTTCCGCTTTTAGAGCAGGATTTGTAACTTCTGGTGGCGCAGGGGCAGGCAGGAAGTGACGAATAATGGCTCATTCTATTCTTGGTGACGAAGAGGAGAGAAATAACCTATTTGATTTCGATAGGAAAAAATTCCTCCATGATTACCCTGGTCGAGTCGTAGATGAGGTAAAAGCGGCCCTTAATCAGATTGAAACTGCACGGCAGGTTACTACTTTGCCATATTCTGGTGCGCTTAGATTGGCTACCGCACCTTTTGCACCAGCCTTCCAAACATTGTATAGTCAGGCTGGAAATGTCTTGGCTCCGTTGGCAAATCGGCAGCAACAAGCGTTTGTGGATTCTCAGAACGAGCTTGCGGAACGATTTGGTTTGCCTACAAGCGAGTACGAACCTGTGACAGGAGAACAGCTTGCAGCTCCTATCGCAGCAGCGGGATCACTCCTAAGAGGAAAGCTCCCAACTTGGTTCTCCCCTGCAAGAAGGGCTGTAACCACAGCACCACAACAAAGAGGTGATCTAAATTACTGGTTAGGACGCTTTAAGCAAGAGAAAGGCGCTGTATCAGAAGCTAAACAACTAGGATTATTGTCAACCCAAGGGGAAGCCACTGAGTCTTTATTGAGTGCTGCCCCAGGAACCCTGACCAAAGAAGAGGCTCTCAATTTCATAGAGCCGATTGAATTAACGGAAACGGTTTTGTTGGAAGGTGGTGACTATGGGGAACCCATCCACGCCGATAACGAAAAACTAAACCTCCCAGGCGGCACCAACCTGAAAGAGATCCTGGTGCAGTTGCCTATGAAACCTATGTCTATGGATGAATTTCTTGCTGCATGGGATAGGCCACCTACAAGTTCGGATGAACTTCAGGTTTTGTACGAAGAGTATCTGGGCGACTTTGAGGAGGGCGTTGCTCCAGGAACAGATGAAGCGTATACTGGGGGGCATTATAAGGAGCCTAATGTCCTAGTCCATATCCGAACTAATGAACGTATTGTTGACGGTAAGAAGACGTTGCACATTGAAGAAATCCAATCGGATTGGCATCAACAGGGGCAGAAGAAGGGTTATAAATCGGAAGAATTAAAAGAAGTTGAAGCACTTGCTGAAGAAGACAAACGTCTATTTTTTTCTGGCAAGGGATATATATCTGATGAGCAATGGGCTGCACTCTCAAAAAGAGTGGAGCAATGGGATAAAAGAGAGAGAGTTGCGCGATACGGAGTACCAGACGCACCCTACAAAAAGACCTGGCACGAACTCGGATGGAAACGAGCCTTCATGGAAGCCTTACGCGATCCATCAATAGAACAATTAACGTGGACAACAGGCGATGTACAAGCGGATCGTTATGACTTGAGCAAAGAAATAAGTGAAGTTCATTTGTCTGGTAGCAATTTTGTTGCCTATGACCACGATGGCAATACTGTTATTAAACAAACAGGCGTTCGAGACGAGGACTTGGCCGATCTAATTGGAAAGGATGTTGCTGAAAAGTTGTTAGCCCAACCTAGAAAGGGAACTTTGCGATCTCTCACGGGTCAAGACTTGAAAATCGGAGGCGAGTGGCACAAACAACTCTACGACCAGAAAATCACGAAGTTTTCTGAAAGGTTTTTGAAACCGTTTGGTGTTGAGCCGCAGCGGATACAAGGAAAGGAGTATTGGGAAATCTTTGATATTCAGACAGGAAAGTTTGTCAACTTCTTCGATACTGAAGAAGAGGCAAAACGCCATGTCGAATGGATTAATAATGAGGCTACTCCAGGTTATCCAAAGGACTATCGTTCTCGTATTAAAAACAATGAAGACCTCTGGAAAATCAACATCACACCCGAAATGAGAGAAACCTATGAAGGCGGTGTACCCCTAGCCATGCGAGAAGACGAGGAAGGACTTTTGGGGAGATATGCTTAAATGCCCATTCAACGGTGTACGCTAAAGGGCGGTAAGAAGGGATGGAAATACGGAGAATCAGGGAAATGCTATGCAAATAGAGCAGGCGCTGAACGTCAAGCCAAAGCGATCCACGCCAGTGGCTACAAGGAGCGAACTCGAAAAAGCAGTAGAAATCGCTAGAGAGATAAGAACCCGTGAACGCTTCAACAAGCTCGACTTCTATGACCCCTACCCCTACCAACTAAATTTCCACAAAACGGGCTCAGAAGCCAACCAGAGGCTCCTCATGGCTGCTAACCGCATAGGTAAGTCATATTGCGGAGCAGCAGAGCTAGCCTACCATGTAACGGGACTCTATCCACCTTGGTGGAAGGGTCGAAGATACCGACAGCCAATTATCGCGTGGGCTGGTGGTGTCTCAAATGAAACGACACGCGATATCGTCCAGTACGAGCTATTGGGTTCCCCAGATGACCCGGAGGCTTTCGGTTCCGGTGCTATACCGAAAAAACTAATAATAAAGACCGAAAGAAAGCCCGGTGTCCCGAACGCTAAAAGCGTGGCTTTAATTAAACACGTTTCCGGTGGGAACTCTTCTTTATTCTTCAAAGCCTACGAGATGGGCCAAGAGAAATGGCAGGGCAGAAGCGTTGACTGTATCTGGCTAGACGAGGAGCCGAGCAGGGATATATACTCTCAAGCAGTTACTCGAACATTAGACCGTAAGGGTATGGTTTATATGACTTTTACCCCAGAGCAAGGGATGACGGAAACGGTCGCATCCTTTATGAACAACCTCCAATCGGGGCAGTCTCTAACTAACGCAACATGGGATGATGCCTCAGAGAGAATCTTCTCCCAGAATGGAGAAAGAGGCCACCTCTCAGAAGTCGTAATGGAGCAGATTCTTTCGTCTTACTCCCCCCATGAAAGGGAGATGAGAAAGAACGGCAGACCTTCCATTGGTTCAGGATTGGTCTTCCCATTGGGAGAAGAAAAAGTAATGGTTGATCCTCTGGAGATACAGGCTCATTGGCCGAGGATCGCTGCAATAGACTTCGGATGGGACCATCCTACGGCAGTTGTCTGGTGCGCTATTGACCGAGATGAGGATATTTTTTATGTCTATGATTGCTATAGAGCCTCCAAAGCAAGTCCTACTGTCCATGCTTCGGTAATAAGAGGCAGGCCAAATTTTATTCCTATAGCTTATCCGCACGATGGAAACCGTAGGGATAGCATGGGAAATCCCGGCCTAGCAGACCAATATAGGAACATGGGGTGTAACTTTTTACTAGAACACTTCACAAATCCCCCTGCTTTGGGTGTAAATAAAGGCTCAAACTCCATAGAAGAGGGTTTAATGGCTATGTTACAGGCCATAGAGGGTGGTAAATTTAAGGTATTTTCGACACTTTCTGACTGGTTTGAAGAGTTCAGAATGTACCATAGAAAGGACAATAAGGTGGTTCCTCTACGAGATGATCTCATGTCAGCTACAAGGTACGCCTTTCAATCTCAACGCTTCGCCGTAGCAGGAGAAGACCCAACATGGACACAGGACGTTGAATACAGAAATTATGGGATCGTTTAATGGCTAGTAAAAAAATCACTGAAGCAGAGTTAGTAACAAGGATACGCGGAGAGATTACTTCTGCGCTTGGTTACATGGGAGATGTCATATCTACCCAGCGAGAGCAGGCCATGAAATACTACTATGGCTTACCCTTTGGTAACGAAGTTTCTGGTCGTAGCCAATTTGTAGATACCACAGTACAGGACACCATTGAATGGATTAAGCCCTCCTTGATGCGAGTATTTGCCTCCGGGGATGAAATGGTAAAATTTAATCCTCATGGTCCAGAAGACGTGGCTATGGCAGAGCAAGCCACGGACTATGTGAACTACGTTTTTACTAAGGACAATCCGGGCTGGGAAATTTTGTACTCGTGGTTTACGGATGCTCTTTTAAGCAAGAATGGTATAGTCAAAGTATGGTGGGATGAGTATGAGGACGACCAGAGGGAGGAGTATCGAGGACTAGATGAGATGTCATTCACTGCACTTATAAGTGATGATGACGTTGAGGTAATAGAACATACAGAATATCAAGATGCGGAGTACAATGAATACAATATAACTTTGCACGATGTGGTTATAAAGCGTAGTTCCTATAATGGAAAAATACGAATAGAGAACGTTCCTCCATCTGAGTTTCTTATTAGTAGGGAATCAAAGAATATTCAAGATGCAAGGTTTGTTTGTCATAGAGTGACAAAGACTCTATCTGAGTTGCGGGAGATGTACCCAGATGAAGACCTTGATCCCGGCGAACTTGGTGGTGGCGACAATGATATGACCGAGTTCTCTGCCGAGAGACTTGAGCGTTATCAATTCGATAAATCCGCTACATACTGGGAAGGCATGGGTGGCGGCGATGATTATGGAGAGGAAGGCTTACGAACCTACTGGTTACATGAGTCCTTCCTACAGACAGATTTTGACGGGGACGGTATTACAGAACTTAGGAAAGTTTGCACGGTAGGTTCTAAGGTTTTGGCAAATGATGTCATAGATTCTATTCCGTTTGTCTCAATCACACCAATAAAAATTCCGCATAAGTTCTTTGGTTTGTCGGTTGCAGATTTAGTGATGGACTTACAGTTAATGAAGTCTACACTAATGCGTAATCTCATGGATAATATGTACAACCAGAACTTTGGTAGATTCGCGGTACTAGAGGGGCAGGCGAACCTGGATGATCTCCTGACCCAAAGGCCAGGTGGTGTTGTCCGGGTAAAATCCCCCAACGCTGTAATGCCCCTCGCTACCCCTGCCCTACAACCTTATTCATTCCAGATGCTAGAGTACCTGGATGGTGTGAGGGAATCTAGGGCTGGTGTATCTAGGATGTCTCAGGGATTGAATGAGAACGCCCTGACATCACATACCACGGCTACTGCTATTAATGCTGTAATGGGCGCTGCGAATAGTCGTGTTGAACTGATAGCCAGAAACTTTGCGGAGACTGGTGTAAAGGATTTAATGATAAGAATATATGAACTTCTACTCAAGAACCAAGATAAAGAAAGAGTGGTTAAGCTACGCAACGAGTGGGTTCCGGTACGCCCTGATGTATGGAATGATAAGTATGATTGCACTGTCTCTGTGGCTTTAGGCCATGGAAGTAAAGATCAGCAGATGATGCACCTTTCTCAAATGATACAGTTTGCATCGGAGGCCATGAAGGGTGGTTTAAGTATCGTCAACGAACAGAACATCTACAATCTTGGGGCAGCCTTGGTGAAGGCTATGGGCTTCCAGAATATAAATGATTTCCTTACCGACCCTTCACAGGTTCCTCCACAACAGAAGCAGCCTACACCAAAAGAGCAGGCTGACTTAATGGAGGTTCAGGTTAAGAAACAGGAACTCGAAATCAAGGCCGCAGAGGTTCAAATCAAGGCTCAGAAGATTCAACAGGAATACCAGAAGTTAGCGGTAGACTCCCAGTTGAAGGTGGAAGAGTTAAACCTTGAAAGAGAGCAGAACAGGGCCGTAGCTATAGGAGCAACATGAACGAAGAGGAAAGAGTACGAAGGGCAAAAAGTTTAGTCAATGATCCTTTATTTCAAGAGTCGTTTGAGGTACTTAAAAAAGATTTACTGAATCGTTGGGAAGTCAGCGGTTCACCAGAAGTTGAGGCCAGGGAATCAATCTGGCTTGCAATGAGACTGCTTGATAGGCTTCATAGTCATATAACGTCCATAGTAGAAACTGGGCATATGAATGAAGTTCTTGAAAAGCAACACCCATTCATCTAAGAGGAACAAGTTATGGCGGATACGCAACAAGCCCCGCAACCGGCTGGATTACAGCCAATCCCCGCGCTAGGGGGAAGTATATTGGAAGCGCAAGAGGCATTACTCAGTCTTGAGGAACCTGAAGAGGAGAAGCCAAAAGAAGAGGAAGCCGCCCCTGCTGAAGAAGAAGAGTCTACTGAGGAAACTCAAGACGAATCATTGGAAGAGGAATCTGAGGAAGAATCTGAAGAAGTTGAAGAAGAGGAAGCCGAAGAGTCTGACGAAGAAGAAGAAGAAGACCCTCTATATGCTGTCACCGTAAATGGTGAGGAACATGAGGTTACCTTTGACGAACTTCTGAGAGGCTATAGTCGCCAGTCAGATTACACCAGAAAAACGCAGGAACTGTCAACCGAAAGAAAACAGATGGAGGAATTGCAACAGCAATATACCTCTGAAGTTTCTCAGATACAGTCCGAGCGTCAGCAGTACATGGAAAACCTACAGCAGATACTTCAAAATTCTGCTGGGGAAATGGAAAAATTTACTAATGTGGATTGGGCATTTCTAAAAGAATCCGACCCCATTGAGTATGTTACTAAGAAAGAAGAACTAAGGGAAGCCCAAGAGAAGGTTCAAACCTTTAAGAACGAACAGGAACTTGTAAGGCAGAAACAATATCAAGACGCTGAATTGATGCGTAAAACCATTATGACGGAAGAACACGGGAAATTAGTTTCCGCTCTTCCTGACTGGGGTGATCCCGATAAACAAAAAAAGATTGCTTCTGACATTAAAGCCTACGGTTTAACCCAAGGATTTACTCAAGAAGAACTTGGTTCTCTTATAGACCACCGTTCTGTTCTTGTTTTAATCAAAGCCTTAAAGTATGACACAATGCAGTCATCGGACGTTAAATCAAAGAAACTAAAGAACAAGCCCAAGGTTATCCGCTCAGGAAAGGGAAGGTCTTCTTCCCAAGCTGAAAAAGGAAAACGTACTGCACAAATGAAACGTCTCAGGGGTACAGGACACATTGATGATGCGTCTGCACTCCTAGAGGATTTTATAGACATTTAACTAAGGAGGGAAAACGCTATGGGCGTCCCAACAAATACTAGGGAAACCTATGGTGCTGTAGGCATCAGGGAAGACCTAAGTAATATTATATATAATATCAGCCCTATGGACACACCGTTTCTGAACGGTTGTGGTCGTGGAACCGCTGATAACACTCTGTTTGAGTGGCAGACAGATTCGTTAAGGACAGCCGCCAGTAACACGCAGATTGAGGGTAACGACTATACTTCAACTGCTGAGAGTGAGCCACGCCGTCTGTCTAACTACACCCAGATTTCCGCAACACAAGTCCAGAGTTCTGGAACGGCTGAAGCGGTAGATTTTGCAGGAAGAAAATCTAC